TAAAATAATACATTATATGGAGACCATCTCAGAGGTCTCCTTTTTTTATAAATAAGATAAGAAAGAAAATTAATTTAGGTAAAACACATGGCTCTTTGGGGAAAAGCAGATAGTCTTTATTCTGGTGGTACTGTTAGTGTAGATTATGCTAACAGAACTATTACTGGTTCTGGAACTTCTTTTACAGCAGCTGGCATTTCTACTGGAACTGTAATTACTATTGGAGTTGGTGGTACATATGGACAGGCAGTAATTTCTGGGGTTACATCTGCAACTATGGTTGCAATCTCAACCACTAGAAATTTAATTAATGCTGATGGAATTACTGGAATTGGATATACATTATCACAAAAACCAATTTATACCCTTGAAGATCCTAATTACTCTGGCATTCAAACTACTTCAACTGGATTAACTAATTTCATTGAAGGTGTTGATGAATATGAAGCAGCAGCATTAACTGCAACTGGATCTAAGTATGCAGTAGCACATGCTGGATGGGTTGGAGTTCATACTTATGTTGATATGCACAATACAGTAAGAGTTAAGTCAGAAACTCTTGTTGCTATGTCAGGCATCAGTTCTAATACTCCTCCTACATTCTTTGCAACAGGTGATGCTAATGATGATGCAACTCTGCCAGATAGATACATCACATTTACAACCCAACCAGTTAGTGTAGTAGGAATTGCTACAACTGCTTCAACTTCATTAACAGCACTTGCTGTTGCAACCCCACTGATTGGTGTTTCTACTGCTTGGTACTATGCTTACCCAGTTGGAGCAGGATTTACAGCACTGTCTAATGATCTCATCTTCAGCAATGTTACTGGTGCAGTCCTTGGTATTGCTGCCACAACAGTTACTGCTACCAGACCTGATGGATATAGCTTCCGTGCTGTAGTTACTGCTGCTGGTGGAGCAACTGCAACTTCAAATACTGTAACTGTAGGTTACTCAACTAATTGATAATATATGAAATTTGATGAATTGAATGAAGATAATTATATATTATTTGCCATTAAATATTATGACAATCCTCAAGCAATCTCACAAGATGATTTTTTTGAGGACTTAAGTAGATTTAAATACATTAAAAAGTTGTTGAGAAGATATGTAAAATCAGGGGAGTTAAAAACTACTCTCCTGATTAATCATTTTATTATTGTTTTTAATATTTTTAATGATGCTGCACTTCCTTTGCTATTTTTTAAAATAGAAAGAGATCTATGGTCTCCAATGAAAACATTTTTATTATATTTGAATAGAATACCAGAATATCCCAGATCATTTTTGGATGATATCCCTATTGATGAAAACTGTTTAAAAATACTGGAGTCAATCTAATGCATGATTGGAAATTAGATAAAATTATAAATATCATTAGAGAGGAAATGACTGCCACTGGTGGCAATTTAGCAGGGCTTCCTCCAGATGAACCACCAGTCAACAAAAAAAAGAAAAACAAATTTATATTTTTAGGTCCAAAATCTAGGACAGCTTGGGCAAGAAATGCTAAATAGGAAGAACTAAAATGTTTCCATCATCAGATACAACAAGAATAGCAGTTCTTGAAGAAAGATTGTCAGTGTATGAACAAATGATGGAAAGGATTGATAATGCAATCCAAAAAATAGGTGAGACTAGTCAAAATATTAGTAAGATGCTTGCCGTGCATAACGAAAAAATTGAACAGTGCAACAGAACAGATAATTTAATTGTAAGAATGATTGAGGATATAAGGGAAGAATCACAAAAACAACATGAAGAAATAAAAAGAGAACTTGAAGAAAGATTAGAAAAGGTAGAAATAAAAGTAGAAGAAGTTGCAAAGATAAAGTGGATGACTGTTGGATGTGGTGTTCTTCTGGCAGTTTTGACAACAGCATTTTCAACTCTGGCATCAGGTTGGTGGACACCTTCAGAAATGCAAATGCAAAAAAGTGGACATTTAAATCAACATAATGTTGCTAATTGACTATTGACAAAAGGATAATTTTTTAGTAAAATAGTAGTCCTGAATACTCCTGATAATGAGCTTTATTGATTCCAAATATATTGGGTTAGTGTCTCCAAGGCTGGATAAATTTAAAAGGGTTAAAAATAATCTTTACAATTTTCGTTGTCCATATTGTGGTGACTCCCAAAGATATAAGAATAAAGCAAGGGGATATATTTACCAATTAAAAAATGACCACAATTACAAATGTCATAATTGTGGGGTAACCAGATCTTTTACTAACTTTCTAAAAGACATGGATACTCTTCTTTATGATCAGTATGTGATGGAACGATATAAAAATGGACTGACAGGAAAAAGATCTAATACACCAGAACCAGTTTTTGATTTTGAAAAACCAGTGTTCACTAAACATGAACAGTTAGAAAAGTTGAATATTCCCAAAGCATCACAAAATCTTCAGGCAAAGGAATATCTTCAAAGAAGAAAACTTAATCCAGATAATTTTTATTATGCTGATAAATTTAAACAATGGACCAATTCTTTAAAACATACTTTTGAAGATGTAAAAAATGATGAACCTAGAATCATTATTCCTTTATTTTATCAGAATGAATTAGTTGGATTTCAAGGAAGATCTCTTGGACCAAACAAGGTTAAATACATTACAGTCATGCTTAGTGAGACCTCACCCAAAATCTATGGACTTGATAAAGTTGATAAATCCAAAACAGTTTATGTCACAGAAGGTCCATTTGATTCTACCTTCATTTCAAATTCAATTGCTTTATGTGGTGCAGATGGTGATATTGATAAGTGGGGTATTAGCAATGCTGTGTGGATCTATGATAACGAACCACGTAATAAAGAAATTGTCAATAGAATCTCAAAATCAATTGACAAAGGTGAAAGGGTTGTGATATGGGATTCTCAAATTAAAGAAAAAGATATAAATGATATGGTGTTAGCTGGACGAGATGTCCAACATATTGTAGAATGTAACAACTATTCTGGTCTAGAAGCAAAACTTAAATTTACTACTTGGAAAAAAATATGAGCAACGGAACAAAGGTAGTCAAGAGAAATGGTTCAATAGAACCATTGGACCTTGATAAGATGCATCTAATGGTAGAAGAGGCATGTAAGGGTCTTGCAGGGGTCTCTGCATCACAGGTAGAGATGCAATCTGGTATTCAATTTTATGATGGTGTTTCTACAAAAGAGATTCAAGAAATTTTAATTAGATCTGCATCTGATTTGATTGATCTAGATCATCCAAACTATCAGTTTGTTGCTGCACGACTTCTTCTGTTTTCTGTTAGAAAAAATTTGTATGGAAAACTTCATGAGTTTCCAACTCTAGAAAACCACATTTATTCATGTGTAGAGAAGGGAGTTTATGACAATCAAATCTTTGTGAAATATTCCAAAGAAGAAATTGAAAAGGTAAATAGTTTTATAGATCATGAAAGGGATATGTTGTTTACATATGCTGGTCTTCGCCAGGTAGTAGACAAGTACTTAGTTCAAGATAGAAGTGCTGGGAAAGTTTATGAAACTCCTCAGTTCATGTATATCATGGTTGCATTGACTATGTTTGCAGAATATCCTAAAGAAACTCGTTTAGATTATGTTCGTAGGTATTACAATGCAATCTCCAAACACAAAATCAACATCCCAACGCCAATCATGGCAGGTGTTAGAACCCCACTTCGTCAATTTGCATCTTGTGTTCTCGTTGATGTTGATGACACCCTCGATAGTATCTTTAGCAGTGATATGGCTATTGGCAGGTATGTTGCACAGAGGGCTGGTATCGGCATCAATGCAGGCAGAATCCGTGGTATCAACAGTAAAATCAGAGGTGGAGAAGTTTCCCATACAGGTGTTGTCCCATTTCTCAAAAAGTTTGAAGCAACTGTCAGATGCTGCACTCAAAATGGCATCAGAGGTGGATCAGCAACTGTTCACTTCCCAATCTGGCACCAAGAAATAGAAGACATTCTTGTTCTTAAGAACAACAAAGGTACAGAAGATAATCGTGTTCGTAAACTAGATTACTCTATCCAAATCTCTAAACTGTTCTATGAAAGATTCATCAATAATCAAGAAATCTCCCTCTTCTCTCCACATGACGTTCCTGGCATGTATGATGCTTTTGGGACTGATAGATTTGACGATCTATATCTGGATGCAGAACGAAATGAGTTTATTCCAAGAAAAACTATTGGGGGTCAAGAATTATTTTTGGCACTCTTAAAGGAAAGAGCAGAAACTGGTCGTATCTACATTATGAATATTGACCATTGCAATTCCCATTCTTCATTCTTAGATAAAGTTGAGATGAGTAATCTTTGCCAAGAGATTACACTTCCAACCAAACCACTTCAGCATATTGATGATCCTGAAGGTGAGATTGCCCTTTGCATTCTTTCTGCAATCAATGTAGGAAAAGTTAAAGATGATGATGAGTTTGAAGAACTTTGTGAGTTGTCTGTAAGAGGTCTGGAAGAACTGATTGATTATCAGAACTATCCAGTTGAGGCAGCAGAAATTGGAACTAAAGCACGTAGATCTTTAGGTGTTGGTTATATTGGACTTGCTCATTACCTTGCTAAACTTGGATTTAAATATGATTCTCAAGAAGCATGGGATGCAGTTCATGGACTGTCAGAGTCATTCCAATACTTCTTACTTAAGGCATCTAATAAAATTGCTCAAGAAAAAGGTGCTTGTAAGTATTTCTCAAGGACCAAATATTCTCAGGGAATTCTTCCCATTGATACATACAAGAAGGATGTAGACGAAATCTCTTCAATTCCATTACAACATGATTGGGAAAATCTTAGAGCATCCATCTTGGCTCACGGTCTCAGGCACTCAACACTGTCAGCACAAATGCCTTCAGAGAGCAGTTCCGTTGTGTCAAATGCAACAAATGGAATTGAACCACCTCGTGGATTCTTGTCCATTAAGAAATCAAAGAAAGGACCTCTCAAACAGATTGTTCCACAGTATCAAAATCTTAAGAACCATTACACGTTACTTTGGGATATGCTTGGGAATACTGGGTATATTAATGTTGTTGCTGTTATGCAAAAGTTCTTTGATCAAGCGATTTCTGGAAACTGGTCCTATAATCCAGAAAATTATGACAATAATGAAGTTCCTGTTTCAGTAATGGCACAAGATCTTCTTACTACATACAAGTATGGTTGGAAGACCTCTTATTATCAGAACACTTATGATAATAAAACAGATGAGGTAAAAGAGGATACCCCAAATATAGATAACCTAATTAAAGAAATCTTAAGTTCAGAAGGAGAAGATGACTGTGAATCCTGTAAAATTTAGAGTAACAAAAGATAGTAATAAAATGATTGAAGGAATGACAGTATTTAATACCAATCAGGTAGATTCCAAAAAGCAACCTATGTTTTTTGGATCTCCTCTTGGGGTCCAAAGATATGATTCATATAAGTATCCAGTTTTTGATAAACTGACTCAGCAACAGTTGGGATATTTTTGGAGACCTGAAGAGGTCTCTCTTCAAAAGGATCGTGCAGATTATGCACAACTAAGACCAGAACAAAAGCATATCTTTACTTCTAATTTGAAGTATCAAATTCTTCTTGATTCTGTTCAAGGAAGAGGTCCTGGTATGGCATTCATTCCTTATTGCTCTCTTCCTGAACTGGAAGCATGTATGACAGTATGGGAATTCATGGAGATGATCCATAGTCGTTCTTATACTTACATTATTAAGAATGTTTACTCTGATCCTACAGAAGTATTTGATACCATCTTAAATAATGAAAAGATCTTAGAACGTGCATCATCAGTTACTGGAGCATATGATGATTTCATCAATAGTGCTCAAAGTTATGGAAACTCTAATCTTTGGGTACATGCTATGGAAGGCGCTGGTAGTGCCAGAGAAGAACGATTAGAACTTAAAAGAAAACTTTACAAAGCAATTGCCAATGTCAATATTCTCGAAGGTATCAGATTCTATGTCTCTTTCGCTTGCTCGTTTGCATTTGGAGAGCTCAAACTTATGGAAGGATCCGCTAAAATTATCTCTCTTATCGCCAGAGATGAAAACCAGCATCTTGTCATTACTCAAAACATCCTCAACAAATGGCGTGAAGGAGACGATCCAGAAATGCAGCAAATTGCTAAAGAAGAGGAAGAATGGGTAATAGGTGCATTTGAAAATTGTGTAAATGAAGAAAAGAAGTGGGCAGAATATCTGTTCAAGGATGGTTCAATGATTGGATTGAATGATAAGTTACTTGGTAATTATGTTGAGTGGATTGCTAATAGGAGAATGCGTTCTATTGGATTGAAACCACTTTATGATATTGCTGCAAAGAATAATCCACTTCCTTGGACTGAGCACTGGATTTCTTCCAAAGGTCTTCAAGTAGCACCACAAGAAACAGAAGTAGAATCTTATGTTGTTGGTGGAATTAAGCAGGATGTGAAGAAAGATACCTTTGCAGGATTCAAACTGTAACAGATTATACAAAATAAGTTTATAATATAGTATACGTTCATTTGCTATTTGCGAATAGCAAACGGAAGTAGGGATACCGAAGGAACGCACTTTTACACTAGTAAAGGAGCAAATCCATGTCACAAGTAGTATATCGTGGTGTTTCATATGACACCGAAATTCGTCGCCAGCAACAGCAGGCACAGCAACAACCTCAACAATATAATGAGACCTATCGTGGTGTTAAGTTTGTGAAGGAGGTAAAGCAATGAAAAAATTTAACTTTCTCCAATTGATCAAAGATCAAAAGAAAAAAGAAGATCGTAAATACAAAGCACAACTTGCAATGGCAATGAAATAAGTTAAGAGGGTCATAAGGACCCTCTTTTTTTATAAATAATAAAAAAAGTTATACTCATGTTGTCACCTAAGGAATTTCAAGATCTCTATGTCTCCATGTATGAGGCAATGGACCCAGAAGAAAGAGCACTGAGAAGAGCAGAAGTTGCTGATAGAAAGGCAAGCAGAATGGACTCTAAGGTTGCTGATAAGTATGCAGGTTCAGAGGCACAATCAGCAGCAAGAGAGGATAAGAAATCAAAGGGTAAGCACATTCATGGGATGGCTGATTCTTATGAAGTAGAAGGTGATATGCTTGATGAGGTTCAGGCACCTTTTGCTGGAGAGCGTGAACTAAAAAAAATAAAAGCAAGAACAAAACAAACAAAGGTTACTTTTAAAAAACCTGAATATTTGCCAGATTTGCCACCAAAGAAAAAATCTAACTCACCTTCATATTTGCCTAAATTACAAGTTTCTAGTTTTAATCCAGAAGGTGATATGGTTGATGAAACTTCTCATCTGGAAACTGATATGAACAAGAGAAGAAGGAATAATGAGAAAGCAGTTGAAGATATGAAGAAGACCAAAGCACATGCTGATATGGTTAGAGCAGTACGTAAGAAATTTGATGAGCAAGTTACTAAGGAAGAACTTGAACTTCAATTAAGAGCACACTTAAGAGAGCGTGCACTTGATCCTTCAGAAAAGAAGGAAAAGGAAAATGTATACAAGGCAATCAAACCTTCAAAACTTGCAAAGACCTATCCTGAAAAGTCCCCTAAAGAACTCAAGAGTTTGAGATATGCTATCTCAACTGCACAAGCTAAAAAGAATATGGACACATCAAGATCTGATAAAAGATATGGTGTAGAGGGATAAGATAATTTTCTATGTCTATAGAAAATCTCCCAGAAGACCCAGAAGATATTATAGACATTGCTGCAAAAGCAGGGTACTTAAAAGTAGAAACTGATATAGGTGAAATTAAATTAAATTCTCATAATCAAATTGAGATACAACCAAAAGGAACTATATTTGGTGCAAAGATTAAGGTTGACCAAAATGGTAATACAACGCCAACATTAACTTTTGACACTAAAAAGTTGAGAGATCCTAAAAAACAAATAAATCCAAAAGAAATTTTGGATACTGCATTGGATGATTTCTTTAATTCACAATAAAAATGTTTAAATTATTTGAATACAAAGAAGGTAAACTCACTACATTTCCAGATCTAACTTCCAAAAAGATTAAAGGAGTTATTTTTGGATCTGTTTTTTTAATTGTAATAGTGATTCTATCTGGATTTATAAAAATTAACGAAAAGGAGATCTGGAAACTATACAACTTAATCATCCAACAATTTGGATTGAATGTAGAGTTACCTGAAAATCAGAAGCAAAAACAGATAGAAGCAAAGATTGAACTTGAGGTAGATGGTGCTCTGAGGAGATATGGGGAATGGGAGTCCTCTCTGCCCCCCAGAATGACCAACAAGACCATCCTGGATGCTTTGGAGTCCCCAAGATTCTCTGGCACTCAAAGATTGATCGTGAAGGATGCCATATACTATGAGTGTCCTGGAGGAGTTATGGGCATCAGAGGAGCATGGGTTGACAAAGATCCCAATTGTGACTAAAATCACTCTGTTAGGTATGAAGGATAAATAATAGCTTATAGGATTTACTTATATGAGCTATGATAATCCTTGGTTATATCAAGGAAAAGTTTTTGAAACTGAAGATATTCAAGATAACTTTGGGTTTGTTTATTGTATTGAATGCTTTGAAACTTCTAGGAAATATATTGGAAGGAAGTATTTCTGGTCTTTTAGAACACCA